GCTGTTATTAGATTTTTACCTGCTTCTAATGGCGAAGAAATGCCTTGGCAAAGAGTATGGTCACACGCATTTCAAGACAAAGGCGGTTGGTACATTGAAAATTCATTAACAACTTTAAATTCTAAAGATCCAGTTAGTGAAGATAATACTAGATTATGGAATACAGGTGTAGATAGTGATAAGGATATTGCTCGTAAGAGAAAAAGAAAATTATCATATTATTCTAACATTTATATTGTAAGTGATCCAAAACATCCTGAAAATGAAGGCAAAGTTTTCTTATACAAATTTGGTAAAAAGATATTTGATAAGATATCAGAAGCAATGCAACCTCAATTTGCGGATGAAAAGGCAATCAACCCATTTGATTTTTGGAAAGGTGCAAACTTTAAACTAAAAATTAGAAAAGTTGATGGTTATTGGAACTACGACAAATCTGAATTTGAAGGTGTTACGCCAGTAGCAAGTGAAGATACTGCTATAAAAGAGATATGGGCGAAACAATATCCTTTAAAACCTTTTGTAGACCCTAGTAATTTTAAAACCTATGACGAACTCAAAGAGAAACTGAATAGGGTAATTATGGGTACACAAAGCACCGAAACTGTTGAAACAGTTGACCTCCCACAACAGACCAATGGTCAGGTGAAAAGTACTAACGTTGTGAACTCTAAACCTGCTAGTGAGGAAGACGACACATTGTCTTATTTTAGCAAATTGGCAGACGAAGAGTAAACCTTTCTCTCTCAAATAAACGTTAAAACTTCAAGGGCACCTAGTAATAGGTGCCCTTTTTCATTATAAATAGTAGTATGGCAAATATATTTGAACCACTAAAAGACAGGCAAGCAGGTGTACTAAAGTCAGCATCCTGGTATAGGAATGCAGTACAAAGTATAGCAAATAAAGCAACTGCTACTGGTCTTATGCGACAAGGTAAACTGAATAGTAGACCTAGTGCTGGACGTTTGAATATGTATTTTTACGACCCTAAAACTAAAAAGAAATTACCATACTATGATACATTTCCATTAGTTTTACCAGTAGATACATTTAGAGGCGGTTTTGTTGGATTAAATTTTCATTATTTACCATACATAATGAGATTTAGATTATTACAAGAAATACAAAGATATGCTAGTAATACGCAGTTTGATAGTACAACAAAAATAATGGCAACGTATTCTACACTTAAAAATATACCTTTGATTAAACCAACAATTAAGAAATATTTGTGGCGACACATAAGGTCAAACTTTTTAAGAGTAGACGCAGATGAAATGGCGATGGCAGTATATCTACCAGTACAACAATTTAAAAAGGCAACAGCTAGTCAAGTTTTTGCTGATAGTAGGAGAGCAATCTGATAAGAAATGGCAAAGAGAACATTATGGAGAGTTATGATAGTAAAGTTAAGAATGTGGTACGCTGACGTTAGGGGTCATCACGGACATAAATGGAACTACGAACCATCCGAGCATTATATGGGTAGAAACAAAAACAGGAAATAGATATGGCAATATTTAGAGCAGGTAAACGTATCGGTAATATGGACATAAGAGTTGGTCTACCGAGAGATAGAACATTAGATAATGTTGAAGGCGATAAAAGATTAAAAAGACAACCTGGAACCAATCCACAAACATCTATTGGTAGATTTGTGTCTGAAATTAATAGAGGCGAAGGTATTGCTAGAGCAAATAGATTTTTAATTAGATTATATCCACCTAAACAAGTTTATTCTACTGACTTTGATAGAGTAGATACATTACAATCAAACGATATGATAAAAAATGTTGAGTTGATGTGTACGTCTGTTGCATTACCTCATAGGGATGTATTAACAGAAAATTTTGTAACTTATGGTCCAGGTAGAAAAATGCCATATGCATATGGTTATGGATCAAAAATTGAATGTATGTTTATGGGAGATAAGTTTTTAAGACAAAGAGCATTTTTTGAAACTTGGCAAGGTAAAATGCATAGTCTTGATACACACAATTTACAATACTATGATAATTACATAGGGTCTATGGAAATTTATCAGTTAGGACAATATAGAGAAACAGACCAAGATACAGGCTATAGTGATAACTATAGATTGACTTATGGTGTAAGATTGCACGAAGTATATCCAGAAACAATTGGAGAGATACAGTATCAATCACTAACAGATGATCCAATACCTATGGACATACCTATAAGTTTTGCATTTAGAACTTGGGAGAATATAACATTAGACGCATTAAATAATGTTAAATTTGGACAAGGAGTACCAGATATGCCTAACATTAAACCTGCTAAGAACTATGGTATATTTGGAGGCATATTAGGTAAAATGCCACCAGAGATTAAAAGAGCAAGTAAACAAGTTATTGAGAAAATTAGAAGAGATATTCCAATTGGTAAGAGTACAGGAGGCAGGGTATATCCACCATTTGTGATAAATAAGTAATATAATATAAAGGAGTAAATTATGGCATTGCCTATATTAGAAACAGCGACATATGAATTGACATTACCATCTAAAGATGTTAAAGTGAAATTCAGACCTTTCCTTGTAAAAGAGGAAAAGATATTGCTACAAGCATTAGAGTCAGATAACAATAAAGAAATGGTTACGGCTTTAAAACAAATAGTACACGCTTGTACTTTTGGTTCTGTAGATATCAATACACTACCTATATTTGATGTAGAGTATATATTTTTACAGATAAGGTCAAAATCAGTTGGTGAAATAACAAAACTTAAATTGTTATGTCCTGATGATAAGAAAACTTATGCAGAAGTAGAAATTGATTTATCTAAAGTGGAAGTCCACGTAGATGAAGACCATACTAATAATATTGTGGTTGATGAGGATAAAAAGATAGGGTTGATTATGAGTTATCCTACCATTAATTCCGTTGATCCTGAAAATGTTGGTAAAAAGAATATGAAAACCAAGCAGATGTTTGAATTGCTAGCCAATTCAGTATATCAAGTGTATGAAGGCGACAAAATACACGCTGTTGGTGATTATACTAAAGCAGAATTGCATAAATTTTTAGAGAGTTTAGACAGTAAAGCATACAAGAAAATCAATGATTTCTTTGATAGTATGCCTAAACTTAAGCAAGACGTAGAATTAGAGAATCCTAAAACGAAAGTTAAGACAACGCTTACGTTATCTGGATTACAGGATTTTTTCGTATTGCCCTCTCTCACGAATCGTTAGAGAATTATTATCAGGTGAATTTTGCATTAATGCAACATCATAAATATTCATTGACTGAATTGGAGAATATGGTGCCTTGGGAGAGGGAAATATATGTGAATTTGTTATCCAATCATATCAAAGAAGAAAATGATAGGATTAGGTTAAAGAATGCAGGACAAAAATAAAGGAAGTTATGGCAGACGATTTAATAAAAGTAAAAAAGACTACGGAAGAGTATGAAGTAGCAAAGAGTGATTTGATACCTGAAGAAGGTGATGACGCTCCTACAATAACAAATAAAATTGCAGGTCTATTAGACAAATTTAGGGTTATACCTAGACTGGTGATGTTGGCGTATATCTATGCCTTCTATAAATCAGTAACTTGGTTTATGCAATTACCAGACCCAACCAATTCACAAGCAATGTACATATCAACGATAGTTGGTGCTGGTGCAGCCTTCTTTGGATTATATGTTGGCAAACCAGGTGCAAAGATACCTAAAATTAAAAAATAAGGAGAGTTATGGCAAAAGATAGAATAGATATATCAAGTGAATCCGCTGTAAGTATGCCTATGAAGAATCTTTTGGCTATAATCTCAGCCGTCGCTGTTGGCGTATGGGCTTATTTTGGAGTGATTGAGCGATTGAACAAACTGGAGACCAATACAACATTATTAGAAAAAGATTTAACACAAGCAGAAGCAGCCTTAACTGCTGATATAGATAAGAACAACGAATTTAGAATCAAATGGCCGAGAGGTGATTTAGGATCACCACCTGCTGATTCTGAGCAATTTATGTTAATAGAATTTTTGAGTGGTCAAGTAGAGTCCATACAAAAAGATTTACAGAATATGATGAACAATGCAGTTAATATTGAGAGATTGCAGAAAGATATGGAAAAGGTTTTAGCTGACGTAGAAAAATTAAAAGATAAAATAAGAAGTGTCAAAAACGGACACTCGGGAG